TAAGTGTTTCTAGCCAGTCTAAACTGTCAATAACCACGGTTTTAAAATCGTGTTCCTCGTTGGCCAAACTGTCTAATGCTTTCATCACGTCAAGATAAGACTCGGCAAGGGGGAAGCATGGCACATCAATCTCGCCTAAGCCGTCTTCGGTTTGAATAACGATAGGATTGGGTGCGGACGTGGCGAATGTTGTCTTACCTAGTCCACTTTCGCCATAAATAATCACACGCTCAGTCTTGGCTTTGTTGCGCGTTATTTTTGATAAAAAACTCATAGCCTTTACTCCTAAATTAAAAACGCGCCCTAGAGCGCGTTAAGTAGTGTTCTTATTTTTGCCAAGGTTTTTTGGCAGGTGTGGAGGGGGCAACAGGTGCGGCTTGTTTTTGTTGTGGTGTAAGCGGTGTGTCAGTGCCTTCAACACCTTTATAACCTGCAATGTCATTGCTTGCGTCATACTCACCACTGGCAGGGCGTACTTTGACTTTAATCATCAAAGGGATGTCATGCAGTTCTTCGCTCGCTTGCGGAGACATTACGCCAACGGCGCGGCAAATTGCCGCTAAGTCTTTACGCGCAATATCGACAGCTTTGTCATTGGCGTTTTTCAAATTAAGACGGGCAAATACAAGGCGGTTTTCGTATTGACCTTCAATAATTTGTAAAGTTAAAGAAAGGTACTCACCGTAGCCGTCACGGGTTGGCTTCATCTCAGAATTAGAGATAATAGCCTTATACCAGCCTGCTGGAATTGGGTCAAAACTGCTTGATGGTTCGACTTCTTCGGCATTGAAATTGTAGCTTGATAAGTTGCTCATGGTTTTGTCTCACTTGGTTAATTGGATTCACTGGCTTCATTGTTTCGTGTTCCAGTGGTTGCCATGTTAATTATAATTTGTTATTGTGTCAACACTGACAACCAAAAAAGGCGTAAATAAATGTTATCGTTACCAGAGATTAAAAATCTACTAACAGACCGACAACTAAATGTTGTTGCTGAACGTGTCGGTATCCATTCCAATACAATTTATCGTTTGATGAAAGTGGAGAAGGCCGACTATGACACCATCAAAAAACTCTCCGACTATTTAGAAGGACAATTAGAAAATGCAAAACAATAAGCAGGCGGCTCAAGAATATGTCGCGCATGGTTTTAAGTTGTGCGCGGTGCGTGGAAAAAAACCGTTTCAGGATAAATGGGAGCAGAACCCTGTTACTGATTTAAACTTGTTTGACCATAACGGCATTGGTTTGATTCATGGCTTGAGTGGTACTTGTACGCTAGACATTGACAACATCGAACACTCACAAATAGCACTTGAGGCAGTGGGTTTAAACTTAGCTGATTTAATGCGCGATGGTGTGCGTATTGAATCGGGGCGTTTGAATCGTTCTAAATTGATTTATAAAGCTCCTATCGGCATAGAATTAAAACGCCATGCTCTCAACTGGCCAAGCGAACACAACCCAAAAGAATCGGACGTTGTTTTTGAGTTGCGCGGCGGTTTAACTCAGGATGTATTGCCTCCTTCTATTCATCCCGATACCAACAAGCCTTATGTGTGGGTGGGTGATTGGTCAAACCTGCCAACATTGCCACCTGAATTATTGAACATTTGGACGCAATGGGATATTGCCAAAGATGTGCTAAAAAGTGCGTGTCCGTGGCATATTGAAAAAGAGGACTATAAAGCACAATCAGCACCTGTGCGCGTGTTTAGTAGTGATAATGATGTGATTGGTACGTTTAATAAAAGAATGCCCCTAGCGAGCATTTTAGGCAATTATGGCTATAAACGTATCACTAAAACACGGCTATTGAGTCCACACTCTAAAAGTAGATTAGCGGGCTGTATTTTATTGACAGGTGAGGGTGTAGACAAGGTGTATATTCATCACGCAAGCGACCCGTTAGGCGATGGCTATGCTCACAGTGCGTTTAGTGTGTTTTTGTATTATCAGCACAATAACGACTTGAAAAAAGCGGTTAAAGAGGCTGCTTTGCTTTTAGATATGGATTACAAAAAGCCAGACGATAGCGAATTGATTAACGAAGGCGCGGCGATTGCTAACAGTTTTTTTAATAGCAATGTTGTCGAGTTAAAGCCTGTACAAGTTGACACTGTAAAGATTGATTGTTCACTCCCTGTAAAATCATTAAACGAGGTGGCGCAATGGATTAAAGGTCAAATAGGGACAGCTCCAAAATACTCAATCGTGCAGGCGACACTAGCCTTTGCTTGTGCTATGTCGAGTCGTTGTGTTCGGCTAAAAGACGGCACAAGCTCAAGCGCGTTTTTGGCTGTCGTCGCTGACTCGGCAGGGCAACTACAGCCGCTTAAAGGGATTTTAAACAGTGCAATTGATGCGTGTGGTGATAGAAACATCATACGCGGGACTAAAATAAGTGGCTCTAGTTGTCTGCATAAACAGTTGCTAACCATGCCGAGGATGTTTTGGGCAACTGATGACTACGCAAATATGATTAGCTTCGGCAAAAAACAGCAATCAGGCGCAATACAAGGGGCGTTAAGTGCTATCAATGAAGTGTATCTGAATAACACACTGTATTTAGATAAAGACAGCGTAGGCGCGAGCTTTGGTAAAAAAGACGGCGAGGGCGACAAGCATATTTCTGAGTACAACATCTACCGCCCGTCTTTAACCATGCTTAGTTTGATGAGTAGCAAACATATCGACTTTGTGGCACAGCGAGATCAATACAGTATTGGGGCGTTGCAACGGTTAATGATCGCGCAAGGCGGCGATAGTGTGTCATGTGATCGAGACTTTGACGCACCATTCCCTGCGTCGATTAAATTTATCGTTAATGCAATCAAGAAAACAGATAGTGATTTTTTTGATATTGCTTGCATGAATCCAGTGCAAAAGATTGCTATTTTTGATTGTGATAACACGGCTAGTTTATTTGCGCATTCATTAACGCGCATTAAAGCCACTTGTAGCAGCGATGAACGTAAAGACTTGATAGGTGTTGCTCTCGGTTGGTGCGGCACGTTTAAGCGGCTTTGCGTGGCTTTGAGTGCGTTTAATAACCCATCACAACCGATTATTGACGAGCGTATTGTGCAATGGGTGGCTAATTGGATTGTGTTTCATCTTGAGAAATTGCTGTCACGATTAGAGATTAACGGATTAGATGAGGAAATAGGCATTGAGGAGGATGTTCTAAATGTTGTTTATGACTTTGGCAAAAAAGGCGCGTCAAGTCGTGACATCGGCCAAAAACTTAGAGCATTTAGAAACATGGACGCGGTGCAAAAATTAGAGATGTTGACTAAATTGCAGGCGCAAGAAAAAATCTTTGAAAAAAAGGAAGGAAAAGCAGTTCGTTATTTTATGCCTGTTTTTTTCAAAAGTGATTGCGCGACAGAATCAAAATAGGCTACTGTTGAACGGTCAAACGGAATTGGCCTCCTGTTTTTATGTGTGCAACACGTTTCTAGTGTTTGGCACACGTGCAGGAACAGGTCAAACCTTAGAGCCGCAAGGGCTACAAGAGAAACGTTCCAGTGTTCCAGCGTTCCATTCAAAAACAATTTTAGAAAAAAATTGTCGTCTTTTAACAAATTACCCTAAAAACCTTAATACAATGCTCTCTCTCTGTAAGTATTATATTATATATAATAGGTCGGAACGGTACGTTGGCACGATTCCCATCTAGCCCTACAGCCGCAAGGCTTGCAGCCGTTCCAGTTGGTGTTCCATTTTTTTTAACTGGAACACATCTAAAAACATATTAAAAAACGATTCTTTATAGCTAAAAGTTATTAGAAAAAACACGCTAAAAACGCGATAATAACAAGGCGGCTAGGGTAGCTCCCGAATCGTGAGAGTCATTCACTCACTGCCGCTTACATCTTGAATGATTGCCACTAATGAAGGCGCGACAATATGAAACTCACCCCACAGCAACAACTCGCATTTGACACCATCACGCATTGCATAGCCAACAAACAGCCCGTCTTACTCACAGGGTTTGCAGGCACAGGCAAAAGCACAACCATCGCCACCGTCATTAAATCGCTATCTCACAAACTGATCACTATAGCCACGCCAACACACAAAGCGGCGGCGGTACTGTCTGCAATGCTTGAAACAAACGGTATTATCTCGCCCAATGTCAAAGTGACAACCATTCATAAAGCACTGGGCAAACGTCCGCTAAAACAAAGCAACGGCACAATGCTTTTTACTAAACCCACTAAAGAAATTTACGGCATTTTAATCATCGACG